ATTTATTAAAAAAAGGGGCCAGCCGAAACCGGCCCCACCACATCAAACCACAGCACCTATTTAGAATGATCCGTAGATGATTGCATCTGTTCTCATGATGTTGATGTCTTCAAAACACTCAACACGAGCAGTTACCAGGTTTCTCTGGAAGTTGTCGCTATCCTCATAAGAAAACTCTACACGCAATCCCTCGGTCTCAACACGCTCGAGGTAGTTAGCATCGATGATAAGGGCTTTGTCGTTAGTAACCCATGAAGCACCGATTACAGGCACTCCAGCGATACGGACATTACCATTGGCATCGATTACGAAACCACCAGGAACTGAGTAGTCAGTTGGCTTAGTCTTAAGCAAGTCAGCCCACTGAGCATAGCTTACGAGAGCAAATGAAGCCTCGAAGTTAGCATCCAGTTGGTTGGCAATCCAGTCAACCAGTTGCTCAGCATCAACAGAGGCAGAGGTAGTAGTAGAACCAGTTGCAGCAGTTGATACAGCAGTAAAGAATGTGCTGTTCTCTTTCTTGTAGAAATCACGCAGCAGCATTCTCTGGAGGGTATTCTGCAAGAAAGGCAATTGGAACATCATTTGCTTTGAAAAACGAGCGAAACCAGCAATGTAGTCAGATACTACTTTCACCTCAGTCAGGTCGTAGTCAATCTGGCTCTTTGCGTTACCCTCAGTCTGGATTCCGATAGAACCCTCAGTACCAGTCTCACGATAGGTAACATAAAGTCCGGTTGGAGATACAGCAGTAGGGATAAGATCACGCATGTTAATCTTCTGAGCAGGCACCAAACCTTGACGCTGATTGTAAGTAGCAACACCATCACCAGACAGGTTGTTACCCAAAGTCATTGTACCGACAGCTTTAAGGTCGATAGTCAGCTTGGCATTCTTGTTCTTTTGAAACTCTTTGATTTCAGCTTGCTTAGCCTCAAAAGCCTCAGCCATTTGCTCAGCAAAAGCATCACCAAAAGACTTAGTCTTGTTATCGACTTTCTTGGCGGCTTTCTCAGCGATCAGTTGGTCGAGGGCAGCTTGGTTTTTCTTAGCAGCCTCATCCATTGTTACGACAGCAGCCTTTACCTCGGCTACATCGTTCTTTACATCAGCGATTGCAGCCTCATTGGCAGCTTTCATCCTTTCAACAGACTCGGTAGCTGATTTTACCGCAGTCTCGATGTTTTTCAATTCTTCCATTGTTAGGAATTTAATTTAGTTAATAAATTGTTTAAGTTATGCTTCAATCCACTCAAATCTACCTCCGGCTCCTTAGTCTCTGCAACTGCTTCAGCGGGTTGCTCCTCTTTAGGAGTGGTATCTATTGAAATAAGTGATTTTATTGCCTCATTAATTTGTGCGACTCTGATTTCGATAAACTCGAAAGCATCATCAGAGAAGCGGCCATCTTTCAATGACTTTAAGAGCATACTCAGCTCTTTAGACAGTTTCTCATGCTGGGTCATAACCTCCTCCATTGACTTACCTACCTCAATAGTAGGTGTGTTAATGTTTGCACCCCACAAAACTGCAGAACCTTCAAAAAGTAGTATCTCTTTGATGAGATTGTACTCGCCCTCAACACTTTTCTGGTTCTCTTGCTTAATAGTGCGAAAGCCAACAGAGTGCTGGTTAATATGACCAGACTTGTAGAACTCTAGGACATCGTTGCCCCATGTAGTGTTAGGCACATCGGTAATTCCTACCAGATAGTCCTTTTCTACATACAGCTCAGAGAACTTGCCAATGGCTGACTTTAGACTAGGATTGTGGTCTGTTAAGTGCCAAATAAGGTTAGCACCTTTAGGACCTCTTTCTGTTAGTGTCTTAGTGTAGGCATTGTGGTCGATAACATCGTTATCAAAGTCTTTGCTGCCCATCTGGCTGATAGCTACCTTTACCTTTCTAGTGGTAGTGCTAACATCTTGCACCGAGTTGCTTACTGTCTTTTGTTCAAAGTATCTTTTCATATTCAATATTTTGGGAGGGTTGACCCTGGTTATTGTTTCATTATTCCGCAGTATTGGCCGTAGCCGATCAAGCTCCTCCCCTGTTTATTAATCTTCCTCTGCTATCTCTTTTAGGTACAACAATCCAACTACATCTGCAATTTATGACCATCGCTGCTGAGCCACCCGGAGCTAGAGGATATTCTATATTCTCTCCGCTTCTAGGATCGACAAAGTTGTCGTAAAAGTCAACCACCTGCCCATCCATGTGAAAGTGGTCTTTGGGTTGCTCTGGCTTAAAACCTCTGGTCCTTGAATCTCTAAAGGCAATCCATTCTTTGACCATTGCGTAGTCAAAAGACTCGGCTGCTGCCTTTATTCCAGTGTTGGCTGCCCGACCTACCTCAGTCCTAACAATCCTTTCGGCTTGCATGGCTGTAAACCCAGAGTCTTGTAGAATCTTGACTATCTCATCTACGGTTTGCTCTTTTATGATAGCATTCTGTAAAACGAGTAGTAAATGGTTTCTAAGTGTCTCTGAGGTCTTGACTACCGCAAACTGAAGCAAGGTCCTTTCTAGCTCATCCATGATAAACCTAGTCCACTGCTCATCTCTCCCTATCCCTTTCTGATTTGCCTCCCTTCGGATTAGCTTATACATCTGATTGGCATGGTAGAGACCTACTTGCTTGTAGATGGCCTCTATTGGTTTATAGAGCTCATCATTCCAAAGCTGTGTCCTTAGTCTTGTCTGAGCTTGTCTGGCTCCTACTTTCTTAATTGTACCTATCAAAGAACTGACAACCTTATCTAGTTGTCTTTTGACCTTAGGAAAGTGCGTTTTGGCAAACTTCCGATTGGTCCTCGTGAAGTTCTCCGCATACTCTTTTCTCTCTTTGTCGGTCATCCATCAATCTATTTTTTAGAGCCAATCGCTTGGCATCCATTTTAGCTTTCAATAACGCACAGCACCTCTCCCTCTTTGTTACCGGGTAGGTTGTGCGGACAATCTCATCAATCGTCATTCATCTCCTCATTTTCATCCTCTACCTCATTCTCGACCTCGTTAACATCGCTGAGGTCCATGTTTGGAGTCTCGTATTCACTAAGTGGCATACCATCTTGCGGAGTAATCCAAGGCTCATCAAAGAGAGGATTGTCTATTCTTTCTAGTCCTAAGTGCATTCTTTGCTCATTAGGGCTAAGTGCCTTCAGAGTTTTGATCCAGTTGGACTTCTCTACTACATCCTCTTGGAGTTCGGTAAATACCGTATGGTCAAAGTCGATATAGACATTCTGACCTTTATAACCCCAGTCGGTTTGTAGCTTTCTATTAAAGTGGTTACGGAATGAAACTAACTGAGGCATCGCACAACGAGTTGTAAGGGCCTTTTCAGCCTCTCTTACGTTGTTATATGTGCTAGACTCAGAATCGCCTACCAGTTGGCTAGGTACTCCATAAACGGATGCAAACCGCTTCAAATCCCATTTCTCAGAGTCTATAATGGATAGCTCGACTGGATTCAGTCCAACAGACTGCCAGCCCATCTTGTACCCAGAGACACCAATGCGGCCCCAGTTCTCTGATCCGACCCATTCTCCCTTTCCTACGAGTTTACTCTTAATAGCCTCTACTTGCTTTCTTGTATCTGCTACATCTACCCCTCCACCGATAACTCTTGGGTCATCAACATATAGCACACCCTTAACCCCTTGGTTTTCTAACATAGCCGCACTGGCTTTGATAGCCGAATTACTTCTGCTTAGCCTTCTAAGGGCAGCTTTGAGTGGGCTCATTCCGTACAGATGTGCTCCATTGACATCCCAGTCATAGTTCTGGTATTTGTCATGTAGAACTTGCTGTTTAGGGAATAAGGCATTTGAAAGGACTGGAATCATATACCCATCTTCAACAATGGGGAACAGATTGGTTGAGGCTATGATAGATACCTCTTGATAAGGGAGATTGTGCAGTTGATATGGTTTACCCTGATTGGCTCCCATGTCTAGCATCTGAGCCCAAACACAGCGACCACCAGTGATAAGTTTCCACCCGGTTGAGTTGGCTACTAAGTCTTGAAAGGTCTCGTAATCATTAGGATATCGTAAAAGCTCGGTTAGTCTGTCAACGTAAATAGGCTCTAAGGCTTTTTTCTTATAGCCCATAGCCTTTTGAAAGTCCTCAGTAGAGATGTCTTTCTTTCTTATCAATCCCTGATAAGACTTAAAGGCAGCCTCATCGACCACCTTGTAAGTTGACCATTCTGGCAGCTTACACTTATCGGTTATTAGAGTAATAGTGGCATAGAGGATATCATTAACTTGATAGCCGTCTCTTATGTAGTTAGTTCTGTTATCGCTGATGCCAACAAAAGTGCCCCCAGTTACCTGATAGGAAGCAAAAGGCTGGCCTATCGGCATCATCGGCACCGCTTTCTTTGTTAGTGCATCCCACGCTTCTTTGATTCTACCCACTTTCTTTATTTTACCAAGCCATCACCTCAAATCGGGGCTTGTTTAGTTTCGTGTAAATTGCATACCGCATCGCATCGCATAAGTGATCCCACATCTTGACTGGCTGCTCATCTGCATGTACTTTGCCATCTTTGTCAACCTTCCACTTGTAGGACCTAATCTCTTTAATTAGGTTTATAGACTCAGGTGTTACTATCAATGGTTGGCTTTTGACCTTCTGGATGCCAGCATAGACATCTTTTTCGGCAGGCTTGGCATTGTATCCAGCCCTAACCAGTTCCTCGATAGTCTTAGGCTCAGCAGCATCACAGTAAATCTCATCTGACCTTCTGATGTTTAAGAGCTTCAACCTTTCTATCAAATCGGTGGTTGTTAGCTTGGTCTCGTAAAGCAACTCCTTGACAAATGTCTGGCTTTCGTGAAAGCCGACCTTGACTAAGGCTGTTGGCACTGAGTACCCAAAGTCCAGACCATAAACGGTCTCGCAATCCTTTGGTAACTGACCTTGCCTCCAATGTGTGTAGATTATCTCTGATGACTTACCCCTCTCTCCCAACCCAAAGACTTTCCAGAGATTCTCATCTGCATCTTTCAGACTCTCAATCTCTGCTATCTGCTCACTTGGCAAGAATGGATTGTCTTTGTAGGTTGAGTGGATTAGGATATTGCTTTCTCTATCCGAGACATCATAGACCCAGCTCATCTCATCTACCGGGTTAAAGTCCAGAAAGATGGTTTGCTTGGTTCTTAGGGCTAACTGCTGATAAATCGTATGGGGCAATAAATTTGCCTCATTGATATACAGTATATCCCTTCCCGGTCCTCTAACCTTACCAGAATCCTCAGCCCCAAAGAACTCAATATATGAGCCATTTGGATAATGATAGACGTTGTCGGTCTTGTTAAAGTTGTCATCAGAGTATAGCCCAGCATCCTCTAAAATCTTTAGGATGTCTCTCCTTGCCCCTCGTTTCAGATGGGGTAGAGATGGGCTTACCACCGAGATAGTAACCTTTTCCTTATGCGGTATGTAAAGAGCTAGTAGTTGACTAATTGAGTAGGTCTTGCCAGATCGGGTTGAGCCTTGATTGGCTATGACCCTATACTGTTTAGCCTGATAGGCTTGCAAATTCCTTTCAAAGACACTGGTGTATCTTATCTCAACTTGTCTCATTGGCTGGCTTGAATACTATGTTAATGCCTCCATCAACCTTAATATCTTGCTCGCCTTTTTCTTTCTGACCGAGTCTTTGCTTACCTAACCAGATAAGCATCGCTCTGTCTTTATCTTTAATAGCTGCATCGAATTGGACCTTTCTTAGGAGGCTTTCTCCTGATGCCTGCTTTTCTTGCTTATATGCCACAAATTCTATACCTAGGTCCGACTTACATCGTTGATACAGAGTGTTTTCGTGGATACCTAACTGAGCTGCTACCTCTACCCCAGAGCAACCTGCCATAAGGTAGTCGGATACTACATCCCAATCGATATGTGCTGGTGTGGATGACATTATTTCTTTTTCTTGGCTCTCTTTGGTAGTTTCTTGCCTTTAGAGGCTTTATTCCACTTCTCTACATTAACTCCTTGCTTTTCGAGCTTTTTCTTGTTAATGTTAAAAAAGGCTGCTTGGGCTCTTGATTTGTAAGGCATAATGTAAAAAAGCCCACAACCCCGAAAGGTTGTAGGCTCGTTGATTTTTTACCCTTTATTCACCCCCTAATATACTAAATTTTTGGCACTTAAACAAATATAAGTGTTAAAACTTATACACATCAGTTGTCAAGCATTACTTGACCAGTTA